CTATTGCTGTGCCTGTTCCTGTAAGAGGATTAGATGTGAGTGTTACACCGTCGTAGTGCTGTAATCCAGTTAAGCGGTTATCCTGAATGGCCCAGCCTTCTATTTCTTGTTTGGCTTGCGGGGCAGTGGTTCCCGCTGTTCCAGTGGCGAAAGCTCTTCTTTTCCATTCACCATCAATAACAGTCTGGTCCATAGAATATTCGCATGAAGGAACTTGAATATCTACATTTTCAGTTTGTGACAAGTAGTATGCCTTTTGTGCGACATTTGATACTGGTCTGTTAAAAAATTCTTTATCATTTACCCTAAGGTTAAACTCAGAACCAGCACACATATCACGTCCTACATATACACCATTAAGCTGGTCCCATGCAGCTTGGTCAGTTGTTGGATCTAATGAGAAAAATTGATTGGTATTAGGAATATCAGCCCAAGTAATATTTTGAACCACGCGTCCTGCTAGACCGATTTCACGATTTACCTGTTGTGGAATAGCTGGTGCACCAACATTAACTGTATTGCCAGCTGATGGGACCAAAGCCGTTGTTAAAATAATATCTTGGTACGGCATGGTTAATCCATTCTCTGAAGCGGCAGTCATGGCTAGATCACCCATCTTAGTATCGTCATAGGTAAGGTAATCAGCTAAAAATTGAACGTTAGTAGTTACAATTGGGCAAGATGTGGGCTTATTAGCAGCAATATCTGAAGTGACAAATGACTTACCTTTGGTTTCATCAGTCCATCTAATTTCAATAGAAACGGGTTCAGCCATAAGGTATAAAGGTAATTGGACGTTTTTCATCATAGGAAATAGTTCTGAAAGTTTAATAGCAAATACTACTTGTTCGTCATCTCCTTTAGTAGAATCCTCCATACAAAGCTCATCATGAACTTTACCATTTACTTTGGGCTGACCATTTTCTCCTCTGCCCCAAAGTAAATTCATAGGTTGAAGCGCGCCATCAGCGTCATTACTGGGCTCAAATCCGTCGGTAATAGAGCCTACTCTAATAGAATCCTTACGAATACGCTCCTCGGCAGATTTGAAAAGACGTTTAATAGTGGCATAGTGTCCATATTTGTCTGTTGTCGCCACTGCTGTAGCGCCTACTCTTAATGTAGCACTTTCTACCCATGAATGAGCTCCTGCTTTTACTGGGCAAAAAACTTTTCCTGCGTAGGCTGCTCCATTTTCTTTATAGGTTCTGGATACTTGGACACAGCTGTTGATGTCTAATATACCTCTTTTCTCTAGTGTAAAGCGGCAAACACGTTGGTTATTAACTACAGGTTCTAAAATGCTCGTATGAACATGCATGGAATCCACGGAAGCTTGGGGTTTTGTTCTTAAAATCGCTGGTAAGCTCATTTCTTATATACTATAGGCAAATAAAAAAGTTATAGTTAAATTTTAAAACTACTTAACTTGAAACTTTAATGCCTTGAGGACTGTAGGTTAAAGTATTGGTAGCAAGGACGTAACTGAAAAGTGAAAATGGCGAATCACCATCTAGACCTGATTGAATTCTTACAGAGTATGGGCTCCGCGAATAATCTACGCCAACTTTAAACTGGTCTTGGCGTATTCCGATACCAAATAGATGATTATCGGGGTCAGTAGCTGTAGTGGGCCAGCGGTCTTCACCATAAATTACATTATTGTCTAATACACCATATTCAGTATAGTCATCACGAATTCTACTATCGGCAAAAGTAACTCTTGTAGATTTATTGTCTTCACTCATCAAGGACAAAGAGGTAGATGTTAATGAATTAATAGGTTTTACACTGTTAAGATATTGTTCCAAAATTTTAGCATCAAGATGAGAACCTACAGCGGCAGGTTGTTGTGTGGTAGCTGCGACTTCGCCTAGTTTAGGCTCAACATCTACTCTTTCCTCAAGTGGGAAAAGGATACCACCTTTTGCGAATGCTACTTCATCAATATTTACGGGGGTATTATATGTTCCTCCAGTAGCAAATTTAGCCAAAGAGTTACTTGGTTCAGCACTATTATTTACGTGAGGGGTCGGCACGAGATTATGGAATACAGACTGAACTTTAGATGCACCGAGGTTCAATACTACCTGTTGGTCGGAGGAATTGACTACACTGTATAATGAACTGTAGGCGTTGTATGTAAGTTGTCCATTGGCTGCTGTTTCCATGGCATTGACCCCTTCTTCATCGGGGACTAAAAGGTCAAAATCTAATTGTAAATCGGAAAGTTGGTAATGGAATTGTGATATATCAGTATTACCGCCTGATACTCCAGAAATATTGGTAGCATTGTATGGTGCTGTTAATGGTGCGGGAACAGTCCTAACAGGCTGAAGAACAGTATTGTCTGGTGATAATTCTAACTGAACTATCATACCTTGAGTTCCATTTTGACCAAGTGGTATAACACCAGCTCCAGTTAAAAGACCACAACGGATAGGTATGGAAAAATCTCTTTCAGTATTTAAACTACATGCTTCTACAATAGACCTAGAAGCGGTTAAATTTCCTATAGGAGTGCCGTTATTAAGGTCAGGAGAGGAATGCGTAGCGGAAACAATTGAAGAGAGCAGACGAGGCATCTGGCGGATATGTTCTAATGTTTGGTGATCCAGTGTGGATAGAGTGACTTGTTGAATAGTAGAAGCTACACCTACAACTTCGTTAATAGTAGCATTAACTCCGCCGACAGCATTAGCACCGCCGACACCATTATTATTTTTTACTTGGGTATCATTGGCATCTAAAATTTTTATTTTACCTGTAAGGCGAAGACTTTTTCCTACAAGATATTTGCTAGACTGTGCTATTAAAAACTGAATAATAGGATAACCATTTTTAAAAGAATAAACTCCGTTACTGGGAGCATTCTGTGGATTAATGGATACTTTTTCGGTCTGGATAATGTTAGACATTTCTTATATATATCATTACATAAAAAAAATCTAGGTACATAGGAAAATATTTAAAATAATTAAAGCTACGCTAAAAAAACTTATCTAATAACTTCAATGCCTCCAGCAGTGATTACCATTCTATTAAGATGGACACAATAACTTTCTAAAAGTGTATCTTTACCATCTGCTGTATTAGGGTATTGAATTCTTAACATAGTAGATTTACCTTGTAAGTTATGAACTTGTCCATATCTGGAAAGGGCACGTGCTATAATAATTCTAGTACACATAGCTTGAAGGTTACGAACTGGAACTTTAGCATTTTCTATAGCTTTTTCGCATTCCATAATGTGTAAAATATCATTTTTATGATTTTCATATTTGACCATACTTACTGGTCTATCAGGAGTAGTATCGCCATCAAAAACCCACTGGTAATTATGCTGAGGTTGTTCCAAGTAATTTGCTCTTAAAGAACTCTTTGTAGTATCATTTAGATTTTCTTGTAAAAGAGGAACAGAAATAAGGGAGTAGGCTCTTTGTTGATTTGCTGGAATAAAAGCACTTTGAAGACCAATAGGACTTGAAAGATTATGCCTATAAAGTGTAGAAGTGCAGTAATCAATAGGTAATCCAGCACCATTTACTTGTTTCATCATGGATTCAACGTATCCTTCAGGAGGTTCTACTTGTAATACTGACATTTCTACCTCAGTAATTTTAACATTTGAATTTTCTGGAACGTCAATTCCAGTGCGAGCTGGTGATGTAATATCAGGCCACTTAAGTCTATCTCTTGGATCAAAGAATACTACAGGTCCTCCTACATTAGCAACAGCACCATCGCATCCAGTGTAAAGATGACCTAAATTCGCTCCTACAGCTCTATTAGGAATGTAATGAAATCTAAATCTATCTAATCCTCCGTGGCCACCATTATCTTGAGATATTTTGGTAACTTGTCCTAAGGATTGACAGTTACTTCCATCAGATTCAGCTATGTAAATCATATCACCAATACATACACCGCATTCGTTATCATCATCACAAACAGACCTTTTTACATATTTTGCTAAACCAGCACCTGCTGCTGTTGCTGCGGCATCTCTATCAGCTGTTCTACAAATATCAACTGTAAATTCGGTAGCAGCAGGAGGAGCAGTAGGCGTATCACCTGCTAACGCTTTATTACCAAATAATAAATATGCGGTTTCTTTAATATCTCCTCCATTTCTACCGCCTCCTACAGCAGGAGTTTGCGGGTCATAGGATACACCAGCACGATTGGCTAATACACATGAACGTGTAAGAGTTTCTACATTCATTTGAATTCTTAAGCCACTAGTTGCTGCAAGAGGAAATACTGAATTAGCTGAAGTTCCAATAGTTCCGCTTCCTGGTATAGGTCCTGAGCATTGGATTTCTTTAGCTGCACCATTAGCATCTCTTCCAGCTCCTACAGATGAGAGGGGCGGCGGGTCCCAATATAACTGAGCGTTGTTAGCTCCATTTATGGACATACCTTGAAGAAGCTCACGTTTAGCATTAATGGAATCATTTTGATTAAATCCCCACATCTGGGCACACAATACATTAATATCACTAATATCTTCAAGCTGAGTGCGACCATCACCAGACTGAATTCTTAAATCTCTTATTAAGGACCACATACCTGCTGAACCATCGGGGTGAAGACTACCCCTACCTACCATGGTAATTCTCATATTAAGATTAATATGAGCTGGATCTACGTAACCTATGTAACTGGGAATATTGAATTTAATTTGATTATTTTTTAATGGGCTATACGTTCCTTGTAGTTCAGGTTTAATTATAATTTGTTTGTTTGGGACAAATTGTTGATTTGTGTTATTGGCTGCGAACATTTTATATTATAGAGTAATATAAAAAATTCATTCTTTAAAACAATCTAAAATCAAAGATAAGCTTTGCTTAAAAAGCACTATTGGAAGAAACTTGTGTAGTGACTCCGTCCAAACTTGCAGCTGCAAAACCTCCTTTTGTATATATATCAGATATACCAGAAGTAGAATATTCTACTTGTGTTGGAGCATTATCATGTTCCTTATATTTACCAGTAACTAAAGAATATATAGATTCTCCTACAGCATAGGCGGCTAATGCTGGAACTGCTACCTCAGCACCAAGAGCCAAAGTAGCCGCTGTTC